AAGATCAAGGGAGAGACACTAACGGACAGCCGCCAGATGTTGATGCTCCACGCCTTTGAGCAGGGCAGAAAAAGCAAATACTGGCGACAGATGACCGAGGCTGAGCGTGGCATGGTCGAGTGGGCGCTCAAGGAAAAGGGCAAACTCGACAGGTTTATTGACGAACACAAGGTTCTTGACCGGCTTGAAATGCCGGAGGGGATGCACCATATCTCCCACTGGTGGATTAACCCCAAGTCCGGCAAGCCGTTCGACTTCATGTACGGTAAGTTTACTAAGACAACGCCACTCGCTAAGCAACGCAAGATTCCAACTTTTGAGGCGGGGATGGCGAAGGGTCTAACCCCTGCCAGTACCAATCTCGGCGAGATTATTGGTAAAAGCTGGGAATCGGTCATGCGGGCGCACCAGTCCCGCGAGATGTTTAAGACCCTGCACAGTGTCGGGGCGGCCAAAGAGGGGATGATCCAACTCACTAAGGCCGGACAACCCCGACCGATTCGCATGATTGAGCGGTGGGACCAACTAAAGAAGCAGGGCTTGACCGAGGGTTATGAGCGGTATTCACACGACGCACTTGACAAGCCGCTAACTTTCAGGTCCGCCGATGGCACGTTGGTTCGACTCCGTGGCGCAGTCGGCGTCCGCACAGACCTGGCCCCGTTCGTGAAGGCATACCTGGAGAGTCCAACTTATACCAAGCTCGACCAACTAAACTTTGCCACAAAGTCATTGAAGTTGGGTGTCAGTCTTTTCCACGTCATGTCATTGGGGGCGCAGGAGGCCGCCAATCTCCGGGTGCCGTTCTTCAATATCAGGCGCGGCCTTAGACTCCGCAGACAACTCGACCCGACCGTGCGACTACTACACCAAGAGGGGTTGGAATTATTTAAGGGCTATGAGGATGTGGGTTATCGGAACTCGTTCTTTGAGGGTGCGAGTCCGGCGGGCAAGGCGGGCAACATCGCCACATATCCTATCAAGATCATGCGTGATTTCATCTTCGATGTTGTTCAGCCGGGCATGAAGACATCGTTTGCGGTGGATACGTACAACGCGTTGCTCCCTAAATATCTCAAGAAGGGGCTAACTAAAGAACAGTGCGCCCGCGATGTGGTCAAGAAGGCCGACGGTCACTTTTCCGGCGAACACTACAAGCGGTCACTACTTGAAACGAATCGTTGGATGGTGAAGGCGTACTTTGAACCGGATGTTCGTAGGTGGTGGCAACGTATGTTGTTATCTCCGACGTGGCAACGAGAGCATTTGCTTGTCGCCAAAAACGTAGCTAAATCGTTTATGACCGACAAGATGATCCGCAGACTACGTTTGGGAGAGATTGGCCCGATCAAATCAAAGTACCGACGTTATGCCCTTGGTGGCATATTGATGGTCGGGGCTGCTGATCTGTACAACTATATGATGACACAGCAGGCAGACGGCAAGAGTAAGCATCTCTGGGAAAACCCCGAAGGTAAGGGCTTCGCTGTTCGTGCATGGTGGGACGCGCCCGATTACAAGACCACCGACAAAAGCGGCAAAACAAAGACCATCCGTGGGGGACCCGCTTATGTCCGCCCACTCAAGTCTGTCTTCGAGGTAGCAGAATGGGGCGCGAAACCGGCCGCGAAGCTGTCCTACAAATTGTCGCCCGCCATGTCTGCACTCTTAGCTCAACTCCCCGTCGGTTCCGGGTTTGGTTCACGCTATAAGGGCTGGGACCTACCAAAACGCACAAGAGATTATGTTTTTGATGTTGGTACACCAATTACATTTAACCAGTTCTTAGACTGGAAAGCTGGCCGGAAAACAGCTTGGGGGGCCACCCTGCCGTTCTTCGGTATGCCAACTTCAAAGGTAAAGCGGCCCCCAAAGAAAGCGAGATAATGGACGAAACAACGACACGTCGCGCTCAATACCTAACAGACGCCAAGAGGCTGTCCAGTCGGGAAATACAGGAATTCACATACGTCGAGACACGCGATCTCAGTCACGTTGTCCGCGTGGAGCAGAACAGCAAGATCAGAACGCTTTGGGCTTGGCGTCAAAGATGGATCGGTGGCGGCAAGTTGGCTTCAGTAGTTTTAGCGCTGGCGGGTCTTGCACTCGCGGCATGGAAGGTACTCTAATGAAACAAATGAAACAAAACAGAAAAGACAGGGCGTACATCTTCTTCGTGATGTTCGCCGTATTCTTCGTGGTGCTGGCTGTTCTTGCGGGCAAATCATTCGGGCAAGACCTCGTATTGATCGATAGTGTGAAGGTCCCAATTGTAGAGACCTACGATACGATTTGTGCCTGCTACCCCGAAAGTCTGGTGGTCTACTCATGGCTGGATAGCGGAGGGGAGGCGGAAGATACTATTGTGGCTCAGTTCGGGTATACTCGCTTTGGTAACAGGGTGTGGACTACTACGATAATACTCGCTGACTCGGCGGGCTCGTGGACCCTGAATCCTATTATTATGCATCACCTTGATCCGTATGACGTGAACCGGGACGGGCGAGTATCAATATCCGACATAGCCCCACTTATCTGGAGACTGTTTATACGATGACACTACGCTTGCTGATAATTCTGATGATTACGTCGTTAGCTGGTACGACTCTGGCCGCCACGTTCGGACAAACATCGGCGGGCGGGTCTTATGCTGTGTTGGACGATGTTACGGGCAACAACAAGATTGCAACTAAGTTTACTATGGGGGCCACCGGTGGAACGGTAGATAGTATCACGGCCTTCATGCGGACCAACTGGGATGGTGATGACGATGTAACTTTGTTCATTTACTCAGACGATTCCAATTCACCGGACGTAGTTGTTGATAGTGCAGTCGGGACCACTTCCGCCACTGGGGGATCGTGGATATCAGCGGAGGCCGCTATAGGTGCGACGCTAACCGGCAGTACCGATTACTGGCTTGGTGTTCGTAACAAGAGCGCTACTCTTACTGGAATAGCTTATACGGATGCCACCGGGTACAGTAGAATCCTGACAGCCGATGCTGGCACCTTGGATGATCCCTGGTCTGGTGGGTCTGTTAATGATAACTCCACTCGAGTTTCGATTTACGTGACATATACAGTGACGGGTGTGGCGGACATTTCCTATGTCAGGAGAATAAAAGAAGGAGAAGGTAAATGAAATATCTACGGACGATAATGATTCTTTTGGCATTCTGTGTCTCCGTATTAGCTGAAGATTTTATAGTCACGGAGGCCGAGTACGTTGTCATCAGTGGCAATCCGTCAGATACCCTGGGTCGTACGCGGCTGACCCCCGATTCTATAAGAATTGTAGTGTCAGATTCTGCACAGACGGAATTATTTGATGCGTGGTTTGAGGATGCTGATGACCAAGCTACCCTTAATGGTGATGTTATCACATTCTCTGACCAATGGGAAGATATCAACGGGGCGGCCAGCGTTGGTGTTTTCAGTATCATGGTAACGATAGCGTCTGATGCTCAAAATGACATTGACCTATTTTCCAACTACAATTACACGCTCAGGGGTGTGACGGCTGGAGTGGAGCAGACATTCAACGACCTCGCTATTATCAAGGATACGACGCAGGGTAGCAAGGACCTACTGGACGACCGAGAGAACTGGACACTGGCCGGACGTGATGCTATTGGTGATACAATTCAAAGGGCGGCCTCAGTCTTGGTGGTTACTGACAATATTGGTGTTAACTTCAACGATATAACGGGCACTCTGTCAGATGCCGAGGTAGAACTCATTACCGTAACCGTAGCGGCCATGTCGGCAAACGTCATCACGTCCAGCCAGTTGGGGACGGCCTGTATCGGAAGCGATGAACTTAGCGTCACGGGAATACGGGAAATTGCTGACGGTGTTTGGGATCAGCTTTCGCCACGTGGAGTTGTGGAAGACTCTACGGGCAACAACACGACTCGCGTTCAGACAAACCTGGCCGAAGCAACCGACAACCATTACAACGGTCAACTGGTGTTGTTTATGACTGGCACCGAGGAGTCTGAGGCTCGGCTCATCACGGACTACGACGGTACTAACGGCTGGATACTGTTTACTCCCGCCTTAACGGGTACACCGGGAACGGGGGACTCGCTTCGTATTTTGCCGTGGGGTGGGGTCAATGTGGCCTCAGTTGACGATGATGCTCTTAATTTAGAGACCGATGTCACGGCGGTTTTACCCGACTCAAATCTATCAACATGGGATGCCATTCTAACGGGTGCTACACACAACATAGCCACCAGTTCGGGTAAGCTATTGCGCGAATTAGCGGGTCTTGGTGCGCTTGCTGAAGGCGAAGCACAAGGTGGCGGAGCTACGTATATTATCCTGGCTGCCGCGACCAGCCGAGCCGATGATTTTTTCAATGAAAACATGATTACAATTATCGGTGGAACTGGTGATGGCCAATCTAAACATATAGAAGATTTTACCGGCGCAACTGATTCAATAACACTATATGTTGGTGATGATTGGTTTGTGAATCCTGATGCTACTTCAGAATATCAGATTCTACCAGCGGCGGCGACTCATGTTGCATCTATACATCCAGCCGCCGTTACACAAATTGTTGAGGCCGATACAGTGGCCATGTTGCTTATGCTGATAAACAATTACTTCGCTCGATTGGATACTGATACGAGTATAAATGTCGACGCTGGTGGCCATCCGATAGCGTCTCCAGTAAATGCGGATGGTGATACATTAGCGCGGTTTGGAGACTCGTCCGCGTTCCAAGGTTCGGCGAGTGGGCTTACAAAAGAAGAGATAGCCGATGCGGTTGGCGATACATTAGAAGCTGGCACACGACAAATAAATTATCGTTCATTTACTGTTGATTCAGGAACAGTCTTTGCAGCATCGGCCACAGGCGTAGGATTCACAATGAGTGGCGGTGCAACTTCTGGAGATGCCGCTTACTTTCATGCTTTAGGTTCAAGCAGTTATGCCGCCTATTTTCAAGGTGGACCAACTGGTGAGGGACATGCTATTGTCGCCCAAGGCAGAGGTGCTACTGGTTCTGGTTTTTGGACGAAATCTGATAATCGTAGTGGTTTTGAGATTATAGCAGGAGCGAGTTCAACATCACCCGCTTTTTGGGTTGATCATTTATCTGCTACAGGAGTTGATTGGAGACTTGGAGCATCAGGGCGTGGATATTTTGATGCTGCTGTAATTCCTGATGACACCCTCCAAGATGGCGAACTTGTCGCCTTCATGCCCGACGACTGGGCTGCCGCTGACTCGACTGGGTATCAGGGTTCCGCTGCTGGCCTTGATTCCATGGCCGCTTACGGTGCACTGGAACAACTAATGGCTGACTCGCAGGGCGTTTGGGTTACGATCCCAACTGACACCACCGAGTCCGGGTATGCTGTATCAAGTCAGGGATTCGGGCCAGATGCGCTTGTTCTGTATTTCAACGATACCAGCGGAACAGACACGCCGATAGGTGACGTGTTTTTCTCGATTCAAAACAGTGTCGGAACACCTATTATGGCATTCGCCAGCGAGACAGCTACGGGCACACGCACGGTCCATCTCTCAGATGGTTCCTATACTGTCGTGCCGCGCAAGACGGGTTACATCTTTGAATCTTACGCTCTGACCGCGAGTGGAAATGACGACTCCGTGGAGGTGGCGGGCTACGGTTGGGCGGTTGATGCTCCGGGTGCGCCCAACCTCTGTAACGTCAACGGTATCCTTGAAAACTCTCGTGGTGAGGCTTACGTTGGCGCGGTAGTTGAGGCGATCAGGGTTCGTGGGCAGGTCGGTATCGACACCACGAGTTCGACCGTCATTGTCGGGGTTACCCCCGTGTCGATATTGGCCGATTCGATTGGAGTGTTCCAGCTACAACTACGGCGCACCGCCGACTACGCCGACCCAGACAAGGGTTATTATGATATCACCGGCACCTTTGGCGGGGAGAAATTGTTCGAGGTCAAACGGTTCTACGTGCCCGATCAAGATGCTGTCAACATCGGCGACACGATACTGGCGAGGGGGAATTGATGATTTCTCTAATTGCGGCAAAGCGCTGGTTTCTGAAGTACGTGGAGACCCTAATAAACACGCCGTACCTCTGGGGCGGTGACGACCCAATGGCGGGATTTGACTGTAGCGGCATGGTGGTTGAGGGCCTGAAATCAGTTGGGGCCCTACCGATCCACCGGGACTTTTCGGCCGATGGGCTCTGGCATAAGTTCCACGGTATCTACGAAGTCGAGAAACCGGAGCGGGGTTGTCTGGTCTTTTGGTTCAACGGTGCGGGGAAGGCAATCCACATAGCGGTCTGTCTCAGTAGTGAAGTGTGTTTAACCGCTGATGGCGGGGGTAAGCGGATCAGGGGCCTTGAAGACGCAATCAAGTACAACGCCTTTATCAAGCTCCGCCCGATTGACCACCGAAGTAGCGAACCGAGATATATCAACTTATTCATAGAAGTCTAACGGGACCGCAAAAAATCCTTGACACAGATATTTAACAGTGGCAGACTGACCGTGTGGTCAAGATAGTCAACAAAATAACCGCAAACGCTTAACGCGAGGTATGGAAACAATGAAGGATTACATTCAACCATTTCTTGATCTAATCAAGAATCTGGTACAGCCACAGGAGGGCACAAAGTTCCTGGTCACCGTTGCCGGTCTGGGGACAATCTATCTCTTACACGCCAAAGAACTGGCAACCAACGTCACCGATGTGGTTATCGCGCTGATGGTGATTGGCTACTACGTGGCCGACATCTTCCATAAAGTCAAAAAACAGGAGAACGGCAAATGAAACGCTTTTGCACAATTTTTGTAATCCTCTGCCTACTACCGTTGAATCCGGCGGTTGGGCAAGACAAACCCGCCGGGGCCGAGTTCGGGATGCTGATAGGCGACTTTGAGCCGACTCCGATCTACGCCCTGGGGTATGATATCTCCGGGCTACCCGGTCCGGTCAAATGGGTAGCTCAGAAAGGACTACCGCCGTTTCTCAGGGACCTGGTCGAAAACGGGAGCGCGACCGTCTTTTATTCTGACGCTCAATGGGGTGAAGGTGCTGATGAAATGTACGCTGTCCGGGCATTGGTCGAAAAAGATGCTCAGGTGTGGCGCGGACTTACCCTTGAATCTGGCCTCGGGGCCTGGCATTTCTTCAATACAGGCGGGAATGATGACACTCGCTGGGGATTCATGGCCGGGCTGTCTTTCGATACTGGTCCGCTTGATGTCAGGCTGGCTGGCGATTTGATCGGCGGTCAGGGCAAATCGGATATGTACGCTGTTCGCCTACGGCTGGGGTTTAGTTTGTGATGCCAGGCAAACTGATGTTGAAAGTGGTGCCGAGTGGTCCTCTGCAACAAGTAGACAAGGCGTTGCACGTTGGTATGTCGAAATACGGCGGCTGGGATTCGTCGGAAGATTCAGACGTTTATCTCGGAGCCATACTGCGCCATCTCGGGAAGTGGTTGGGAGGTGAGTCTTTAGACCAGAAGGACGGTCATCACCACCTGGCGGCTATTGTTGTCCGTTGTTGTCAGCTATTGGATAAAGAGTTATGAAATGTTCTGACTACACAGACGAGCAGATTCTTGCGGCCATGCGGGATTGTGACGGTAACAAAACCACCGCCGCAGAACGGCTTAGCCTGGCGCGTACAACGCTACAGGATCGCCTAATCAGGATTAAGCGAGAACAAACTGCAGTTGACAACCCAAGTGCGTCATGTAAGATCACTGAACAGCGCGATACCTGTACTATCGAATCTGCCGGTCAGTATGTCAGAACAGTAGACGAAGCCCTGAAACGGGCGGAAATCGACCTGGATATCTGGGAAGTCGAGCGGGCTGTAGTCAATGCCTACGACGTGACTATGAAAGTCCGGGACGGTGACATTGACAAGCCCACAAGGGTCCAGAACTACCAGATTAAGGTTTGGCTGAAACGGAAGGTCCCGAAGTCCGTCGTAGACGCTGTTGAGCAGTTACTGGACAAGCTCAGGGCGAAATCGCCGGTTGTGCCGGTTATTAAGCGACGCCCCCGCGGGAAGTTACCCCACCGTCACTCACTTGAACCCTGTCTGATGGACCCGCATTTTGGGCTACGGTGTTTCACGCCGGGCGCCGATGCCGACTGGTCGCCGGAGATGTGTGCGGCTATGGTGATGGACAGCCTTGATGAAATCCTGAGACTGGCCGAGCCATATCAGCCATTTGAAGAGATTGTGCTGCCCCTCGGCAACGATTTCTTCCACTCTGATTCAATTTGGCAGACCACGACAAGTGGTACGGGGCAACCGGACGCTGATGCTTACCTGCACACCTTTATCGGTGGTGAGACCCTTGCAATAGCCATTATTGATAAACTCAAGCAGTTGGCCCCGGTAACTGTCTACATAATTCCAGGGAATCACGACCGGGCCACGTCATTTATGCTCGGTCGAATCTTGCGGGCTTACTACCTGCGAGACAAGAACATAACCGTCCACGCGGATGAGTCACCCTACAAGTTCCACCGATACGGTGTGAACCTGATTGGATATGAACACGGCCACAGCGTCAAACCGGTCCGCTTGGCCGGTCTGATGGCAAATGAATGCCCGGAGCATTGGCTGGCGACCAAACACGGTTATAGGGAGTGGCATTTGGGCGATCAGCACCGGAAGGGATCGAGCACGTTAGCAACCATGGAAGAACAGGGCGTCAGCGTCGAATACCTCCCCGGTCTGGTTGCCCCAAATGAGTGGCATAGACTTAAGGGCTTCAATTGGCAGAAGCGGGGCACAATGGCCTTTGTCTGGGACTATTCTGCCGGACCAATCGCTCGGCTGCAGGTGAACATCGATCGGTACTTGAATCAGCTTATGGGGGCTTCGCCGTGAAAGCTAAGTCGAAAAAGACCAAGCATCGGCGCGGTAAGCACCTCGTCGAAATCGAGGGGGCGCGGGTCTTCAGCGGCCACGCCACCATGTACGCCAGCAAGAAGAAACTTGGCCGGTTCTATATAATTGTAGACACCCAGGCACCAAAAGAAGCCGAGGACGAAGAGGGCTGATTAAAGGTTCCCGGTATTTCCCTTAGCCATTCCCGGATTGCTAAGGTTTTCTCCACCATTTCCCGTACAGTAACTCTCAGTAAGACAGTAAGATAACAACTATTTTCAATAAAAATGCGTTTTATGAAAAAAAACACTTGACAGATATAAAGGTTTAGCGTATTGTGTCGATGAGAAGAATATAACGAAAGGTGAAAATGGATAATCTTGTTGAGATCGATCGGACCAGAGCAATCAGGATGGGAGGAAGCCTGTATTTCTTGGTGCCTCGCGTAATTCGACGTGGCCGAGAAGTGGCGCCTGGAGATGAAATCATTTATTTGCGTAAGCCCAATGCGACCGATATCATTATGCGGATCGTGAAAAAGACAGGGAATGCAGACTCTTCATAATCTCCATATCGTTCCCCCCACAAGCGGGTCGGGCGCGACGGTAATAGTCCAAGGCTGTCGCAACTTCATTCGTCCGGCCCGCTCCTACCAGGGCCAGACGTGATGTCAGTTAGAATTAGGGCAGACAAGAAGACGATAGTCTGTGCGGCCAAGTCTGAAGAGATGCCGGGAGACTTGTATGTCGACGATGGTCTACACTATTGTCTGTCCGTAGAAATGAAGGTCCTGTCAATATGCGGCTACGATGATAATTGCGCCGAACTGTGGGGGTTCCACGAAGCAAGGGATGATTATGGCGACGTGGAACCACCGAGTGATTGTATTGGGGAGGGTGAGTAATGAACGGCTGTAGGACAAAATATATGTACGTGAATTTTGAGGGGGTTCATCATCCCGACGATACACTGGAATGGACTTGCATAAGTAACCGTACGGGTAACGACCTTGGATGCATAAGGGGACAGTGGGGAGACGCTACTTTTTGGTTCAAGCAAAAGCCTAAGGTGAGTGTGTCTTTTAGGATACTCCGCAACATAGCCGCATTCATGTCCAGGCGATCAAAAGCAATGAAAAGGTGGAATTGTCGATGACCCCCCGCGATCAGACAAAGTTCCGGAAGTGCCTGATAGAGGGCGACCATGACTAAGTTAATCAGACATATCATTGAAATGATACGGCGCTTTGGATTTCGGGCCTACTTCACGACGGTGGCGCCTCAAATACAGAGACGGGGGATGGATCGACTGGTGAGGGAATTGAAAGAAGGGGAAACCCCATGACCTCACAGGCGAAGTTCCGGAAGCGCTTGATAGAGTTAGACGGCTACTGGAGGGCGGGGTGAAGTATCTCATACTTGATTTTGAGACCGCGTATTTACGCCCGGTTGTTGTGTCCATCGGCAATGGCAAGCGACCGCTGTATTTCAAATCCGAACCAGAAGCATTCAGTTTTGGACAACAACATCTAACGAAAGGCTTCTGGCAAGTTGTTTTGGTCACTGCACAAATCACCAAGGGAGGGCCGTCGTGAGCCGCCCGACGAAACGTAACGGTGCCTTCAAGAGGCGCGTGTTCGCATTGGATGGTGAGCAATGTCGGAATCCTTTCCATGCCCAGGTGATAAAAGACCTTATCGCAATCGGCCTGCTGTTCTTGCCTGTTATACTCAGATTCGTCGCTCATCACATACGGTACAGGTCAAAGCGTGGCCAGGTGAACCATGTTGAGAATGGCATTATGCTTTGTCAGTTCTGTCACCATGCCGCCCACAACGGCCACGGTAAGGGCGAGGAGCGTGTGATCGGTCGGGTATTCATGCTTCGTGTGCTGAATGCCCTTGGGGGGACCCCTGACGACCGCTGGAGCAAAGCACGCGAGGAATTGAGGAAAAGATACGGAGAAGCAGCATGACAAATAAAAAGAGAGATATGATGTGTCAGTTTATTAGAGGTGTAGCTCTGGCCGTATCCGGTGTAGTCGCTTCTTTTCTTTTCGGCGGTGGGGTGTATCACATTTGCAGTATGCTGGATGGGAGCGGGGCGGCTGGGATGTTTGCGGTGATATTAACCCTTGCGGCCATTGGACTAATCATTGAAGGCATCGGTATAGCAAGGGCCGCTATGCGGGGGGAATACAGGATATTAGGATGAAAACACGCGGCGAGTGGCGGAATGAGCATTAAAGACGGAACTACGCTAAGTGTAGGGATATTGGCAAAATCGCTGACTTGGCCAGCGTTGAAAGCAATGTCCCGTGCTGGGGTGGAAGTCCCCGGCCTCGCCGCTGTAAATAACCGGAGGACTGTATGAGTGAATCAAGTTCAAGTAGTAGCGGGATCGGGTTCGCTGGCTTACTGACTGTGGCGTTCATCGTCTTGAAACTGTGTGATGTTATCGACTGGTCTTGGTGGTGGGTGTTATCGCCACTCTGGATCGGGCTGGCTTTGGTCTTGATAATTCTCGCAATCATGGCCCTGTTCGGCGTTTTGGTTGTCATGTTAGACAGAATAAAGGGATAAGGCCATGAAGACCAAATTACAACGCGCCGTAGACGCGACGCTGGAGAAGTATGACGAGTTGTTGGAGCGCGAACTAAGATATAGGGTTACGTACAAGCTGGGTTGTGGTTTTTGTAGGGAATATAGGTCTCACAGACAAGACTCTTGTGGAGATTGCCCAGCACATGCGGTCGAGCCGGGGATTCTAAGTAATCCAACACGGCTAAGGTGTTTACCAATTCTGCGTAGAATATCAATTATGCACGGTGGGGGCCATGCGATTCCTGCCCTCCTTGCCGCCATGTGCTATCTGTGGGGATTTGTGGAGGAGTGATGACGCCCCCTGACCGACAATTCGATCTTCTGCAAAGCGGCAAGATCCCTCCGTACCAGTCCCACTCAGAGACAAGCAGGGCGGCGGCTGAGCGGATCAAGTTGACGGTTGGGACCGGTCGGCGCAAAGTATACGACTTTTTCCAACATCAGGGCATTGCCGGAGCTACAGACCAGGAGATTCAGATTGCATTGGGTATGAGCGGTGACACGGTTCGGCCTCGCCGGGGAGAACTCGTGCAGGCCGGTCTGGTCGTCAAGCGAAACTTGACACGCAAGACGACTTCAGGCTTCGACGCGGATGTCCATGTGATAGCTCACCCGACACAGAGGACTTTGATGTGACAGTATTGTGGGCTGGCCGCTGATCGGCCTCCTGAAAAGGAAGTCGTTGCTGGCGGTCGGTCCACACAGAGATAGAGAGAGCAACGACTTTTAACCAGGAGATAGAAATGGTAGAAGATAAACACACGCAGGGGCCGTGGAAGGTCTGTACCGCCAACGAGGGCAAATGCAAATGCGGACAGGTTTGGAGTATACCGGCAGATTGCCCCGTTGCAACTGTCGTTATTGGCGAATGGGGCGACGAATATCCGGCAATACGAGTTGAGAAACCCGGTTCAATCGGTGCTGTTGCGGAGCCGTATATGGAAAAGATCAATTATGGCAGTATTGACGTTGACGAATGTCACGCCAACGCTCGCCTAATCGCCAGCGCCCCGATTCAACAAGCCACCATCGAGCGGTTGCGGGAGGCATTAGAGTTCTATGCAGATCTGGAGAGCTACGAGGAAACCGTAACCGAGTCTCTACCTGTTAATGATATTCCCATAGGGAGAGTTGAAATTGATGGCCCCGATGTACTCGACGATGGGGGTAGTAGGGCCCGCGCCGCACTTGCCGAAAGTGAACTTGATTGATAGCAACGACAAACCTTTAGACCAGGAGGCAACATGCCACTACTCATCACAATCAGCCCCCCGTATTCGGAATGGCTTGAAGATCGCGCCAAAGAAGTCAGACTTCAACCGGACGAATACGTGGAGGGTCTACTGAGGCTCGCCGAGAAGGCACTCCCCCAATTGGTGCCGCTGGCGATTCTTGGACTTATCACTAAGGGGGAAAGCCATGCAAAATGACATCCTAAACCCAAAAGCCAGAGCCGAGTTTCTGGCCAACAGAATGACTGGTATCGGTGGGAGTGATGCCGCCAAGCTGTGCGGCCTGTCACCCTTTGGAACATCTCACGATGTTTACATGGACAAGCTCGGCCTGTCTGAGCCTCTCGCTATGAGCAACCGGATGGAGGCGGGGCTTCGCTTAGAGCCGGTCATAGCCGAGTGGTATACCGACGAGCGCGGAGCTAAACTCTCTCAGTCCTCGATGCTTCGGCATCCTGAACACGACTTTATGATTGCGCACCCCGACCGGTTCGTCCTTAACGGAAGTTCCGAGAAGCCGGCAGGTCTGCTTGAGATCAAGACGACTGATATCAGGTTTGCCTGGATGTGGGGTGAGCCGGACAGCGACGAAATCCCCCAAGCCTACAACCTGCAGTGTCAACACTATATGGCGGTCACCCACTGCCAGTGGTGTGACGTTGCGGTTCTGATCGGCGGAAACGATTTCCGAATCTACCGGGTGCCTCGGAATGACAAGCTGATCCGGGGATTGATTGCCATTGAGGGAGATTTCTGGCGGGATCATGTTTTGACAAAAACCCCACCGGAGATCGACGGATCGGAGTCGGCCAAGAAGATGCTGGCCGCTTTGTACCCCTCTCACGTCGACGAAGAGAAGCTCGCCGACGAGGCAGTTCACGTGTTCGCCACACGCTTCTTGGAACTCAGAACTCAGATCGACGAGCTTGAAGCCAATAAGCTCGAATGTGAAAACGAAATCAAGAACTTCTTGGGGTTGGCCTCTGTCCTGAGCGGTCCAGAGTATCGGTACACCTGGAAGCGGACAAAGGACGGTGTTAAGATCGACTGGAAAGCGGTCGCTTACGCCGTTGCGCTTCACGCGGTTGACCCTGACGAGGTTGAGGCCGAGATACAGTCCATACTACCCAATCACTCTGAGGTCAAGCCGGGATATCGCCGGTTCACACCCCCAAGACGAAAGGTAGGTAAACCCAATGGCAAACAATAATGCAGTCGCCTTAAGACCGGACCAGCCTCTCACAGACATAGCCACTTGCCGATCGATATTCACTGGCTTCCGGCCAGATATTGAGAAGGCTATTCAGGGGAAGATGTCGCCGGATGTGCTGATGTCCGCAATGGTCAATTCGGTGCGGAAGAACCCGAAGCTACTCGCATGTAGTCAGGGTAGCATGTTGTCGGCCTTGCTCTACTGTGCTGATACCGGATTAGTACCGGACACACCCGCCCAAGAATGTCACCTGATACCATTCAAGGGACAGGTCGCCTGGATGCCCGGCTACCGGGGTCTCGCCAAGAAGGTGCGGCAATCAGGTGAGATTGTCGACCTTGAGACGCGAGTCGTTTACGAACAGGACAGCTTTACATACAACTACGGGTTGACTCCGGGCCTCGTACATATCCCGTTTGAAGACCCGGAAAATCGGGGCGAGAGTGTCTACTTCTACGCAATTGCCCATTTCCGGGACCAGAACATCCCGTCGAAGTTTGAGGTAATGCCCAGATTGGATGTAGATGCTATTCGCAAGAAGGCGCCGGGTGGTGATAAAGACGCCTGGACAAACCACTTTGACGAAATGGGCCGGAAGACGGTCCTGCGTCGCCTCTGTAAACTGCTACCCATGACAGCCGAACTTGCCACCGTGCTTGACTTAGATAATGCAGCGGCTGTTGGTGCGCCCCAGACGGTACATGAGGTCGTTGCCGAAGTGATCGACGAGGCCTCTGACAAACGAACGCCCACCGAGAAGCTGGCCGATGATCTTGAGACTAAAGCCAGCAACGGTTCGCCGTCAAAGGTCAAACTCGCCAAAGAGATCATAGCCCTTGAGGAAACGCTCAAGCTGGGCAAGAAGGTTCCTGACCTGCGCACAGAGCACGTCGGGTATCTTGATCTGGAGCATGAAGAGGTCGAACCTGAGAAACTGATCGCTTACCACGCTCACCTGCAGACTTTGAAGGGTTAGTCATGTGCAAGCTGACGATCATATCTGATTCGGATGCCAAAATGGAAGTGACTGGTGCTGTGGCTGAGTCGTACGCCGAAGAACTGCATCGGATGTACGGGTTCAACGCCGGTGAAACTGGCCAAGTAGTTGTCGTCACAGACTTGGTTACTACTGTGACTGATAGTGACGGCAACGTCAGCATTCAACTGTAGCACACGCTGGGCGGTGGTCCTGCTACCGCCCGATGAAGGGATAGAATAATGCCAGACGCAGAACAAGAACGATGGTTTTGTACGATTGAGTTTGAGTTCAACGTAGACACCAAGCCGTCACAGTTGCGCTACGAAGGCGATGCAGAAGTTGACTTTGTGCGGAGAGCCTTCGAGGAGGGGCTTAGGACGCGCTTAGGCGAAGCCTTTCCGGGCAATGACGGTATCAACTGGACATTGATTGGTCAACCCAAGCGGTCCGGATGAAAGGAATAGCAGATGACCAAAGATAAACACACGCCGGATGAGTTAGTCCAGAGAATCGGGGAGTTGTTGGGCATTGCTACACCGGGACCATATAAAACAGGCTATAACGCAGACAATGACGCTCCTACCATCAATACTTGTCTTCCACCGGGTCAAGAAGTAGGAATGACTTGGACCATCGCATATATCACGAATGCGACGCCAAAGTCAACACTGGAAGAAGTCAAGGCGAATGCTGATCTTCTCGCCCTCGCCCACGAAATGGCGGAATGGATAGTACGTTCCGCGCCCGACATGGCCGAGACCATCGAGCGGCAAGCCGCCTGGATTGAGCGGTTGGAGGAAAGGGCTGCTCTAATTGAACCGACCACCCTGCAATATGTTGTGCATAGCCGACAATCAGGAAAGGTCCGGCAGGCTATGTTGGACATAGCTAAAATTGACCCCGCTAAGATTGTGATAGTCGAGGCTGATAAGCGTATTGTCGCCCTCACCGCCCAGATCGAGCGGTTGGAGGAAGCAATAAAGGCCAATTTGCCATACATAACAGACCTCACCACCGTCAGGAAGCTCCAGGCCGCGCTTGCCGAAAGTGAGGTCAAGGAATGAGTGAGATAGAACGGATAGTCACGACCCTTGAAGAGGCGACAGCAAAGTACCGGGAGGCCGAAGAAAGCCTAAATTATTGTTTCTCTCTATTGGCCCAAAAAGTCTATAATCTGAGCGGCGGCGGCTTGCCAATACATTTTTATGGCGTCGGTGCTCTGGGTGACGCGCTTCGGGAAGCATACGCCAAATGCCCACTCCCCCAGCCCAGAATCACTGTCAATCTCCCCAGCAATATGACCCATACCCTTGTCGGCGCTGAGGCTGAGGAGTTTATCATCGATCACAATCTTCAAGACGCAGAGCCGGGATCAGACACAACCGATGGCCCGGCAGGAGGATGATGTGATGGCTACACAAGCTTGGTGGAGAGTAAGAAGACACTATGATTGGCCTCAGTCAGTTGAAGTTGACAAGGAAACTGAAGCATGTATCTATATTGCGGGAGATAAAAGCTACCATACTGGCAAGCCTCGCCGCACACCAAAGGAATCGATTGATGCTGCTTATCTGCCTACCCTCCGTGCCGCGCTGGGATATCTACTTCAACAGAAAAGTCAATCAGCGCAAAATCTCCGGATTAGAATTGGTCGCCAAGAAGGTATGTTACGTGAAGCCGAAGAGCGACTAACCACCTTTAAGAAGCAATGCAAGGACTATTGGAGTAAGCCCCCGGAGGCCGGCCATGACTGAGAAACAGGTTTGGTGGACAATGGCCGTAGCGTATGGGACGGAGAGAGAAGAGAGGTCTGAGGCGCAACGCTACTTGGCTGGGTACGGGATTTGTATGGCTATCAATAGGATGCCGTCCACGGAATTATCATGTAACCTCTTTCGTCGCATGAGGGGGAAGGTTTACACAGACTTGGCGTTAGAAGGTTCCGGTGCCTGGTTTTGTGCCCCCACCCCCGCCAACGACGCTCTCCGCGCCGACTACTGTTTGCTTAACTACTATATGCTGGGAGGTACGAAATGCCAACTAATCCGATAGTGATGCCAGAACCATCGTTTAAGAAATACAAGAACGAAGACCCGCTTTCTGACAATCCCGATTGGTTTGTTATGAATGAGCGGGACTGGACATATTTTTGTCAGGACGAAGCCGAGGCTGATGTTGCCGTCCTTGTCTTCAACAAGTTCGGGCCGTGCGTGGGATATGCAAGAGCCCAAGAAGCGTACCACCGAAAACAATCGCCACCGTACGACTTATTGGGGATGGAGAAACATGACTGTGAATGGTGCGCTGAATGTGTGGGGAGGTTGACGACCCTGCGCCGCGACCTGCTCGCCGACATCGACGCGGAATGTGAAGGAGGTTGATATGAAGCAAATCAAGTTAGGTGATATGGTGCTTACTGCCTTAAAGGTAGAAGATCGCAATATCGCCATTACAATCGAAATGGCTACGCAGGGGCGTATCCCATCTGACATGTCAGATATGATTGATCTTATTCAAGGTGGGCATGAAGTAGATATCACCATTCACATAGAGGAGGAATGCAGTGTCCCAGAATGACCCCATCGCCGCCGAACTCGACCAGAAGGAGGAATGATATGGATAACAAATCAGAAGAACGCAAGAAGTTTGACCAGTCACGCAGTTTTTATGGGGCTACCTGCCCTGATTGCGGCCTGGCGTGCACTCATCCAAAACCGGGATGTGGCTGTCCCGGCGGAAAACACATCATGGAATATCACCACACCTGTCCACCGCAACCCAAAATAATCGAAGTCGATATGGCCCAATCGGATGCGGAAATCAGCGCCAAGATTAAGGATGCCTTTCAACATGCGGAAGGCGGGAAGTGATGAAGAAGATGAAACATGTCGGCTGGGTGGTGCGTGAAGTCCACGGAATTATAGTCTGGTCCTCCAACGAGAAAAAGCTCGGCTATGTTAACAAGTGCGTCAAAGTCTACGTGGAGGCACCAGATGCCGAAGCCTGATGACTGCCTTAATCAAATCGCCGCAATAATCGAATCGGTTGATGATCGCTGTATGGCCGCCGATGGTCCAGTCTCCCGAACGGCAGACGAAATGACAGACACCGAATGGCAGACCATTTATCGTCTGGCAACTGGCCGAAAGCTAACGAAAAAACATAAGGCCATCATCGCGGCCAAAGCGCCGAAAGTGGATGTGGACTTGTCACAGGCTGAGCTACCAGGCCACATCGTTGATGAGCTACGTGATGATACACTCTTGAGCGGCCTTCAAATGTCCTTCACAACAGATAGGTGGCGCGAAGCAACCGAAGAACATGAAAAGATTTTGAAGAAGCTGTGTGTTTATGCTATCCGTTGTTGGGCTAACACCGCCCACCTGGGGCGTGCCGGGTGAGTGACGCCAAGAAGATAGCGGAGGAGATAGTCAATAAGTTGGTTGAAACCAAATGGATAAGGGTTAGGCCGGATGGTTGGATATTCAAAGTGGACGCTTCAGTTTATGGCGTTCTAAAGGCGACGCTTGCCGAGAGATATGTGGAACCCATCATCGCTCCGCACCTGATCGACGAGAAGAAGCTGGTCAAGTGGCTAAACGATAAATATGGCGTGGACGATTGGGTGAGAGAGTCAGACGGTGCAATAGTTCCAATGATTCTTATTCCTCCAGATGTCCTCACCGCCGCCATCAAGCAGTGCAGGGAAAGCGAGGAATAGAAATGAACGAGACAGACAAAAAACTATGGTGGAAGGCTAAGGGCCTTCGTCGTTGGCATTGGGGTGGACTCCGGCGTCATCCCAATTATCCCGATACGCTCTATTCTTTTTGTGGGCTATTCCGACACAGAAATGATACAGGTGTAAGGGTTTGGACATACCCACCAAACAAGCAATATCGTTGTCGAGAGTGCGATAACCACGCGTATCCCCGAGGCCGACGATGAGTGACGGCAAATGAAATGAGGAAAGTGATGGATGAGACTCAACGCAATGCCGAAGTCTTTAACGCTGAAGAACGCACCGACGAACTTGAGACTGCGCTGTATGAAATTATAAGGAGCAAACACAAGCCGGCCATGCGACAAATAGCTCGAAAGGCGATATCCGGTAAAAGGCCGGGTAGTGTAGCCCGCATGGAACATTGCATCAAGGAGCTTGAGCGGGAGTTGGGGGAGGCAAAGACCGAACAAAATGCATGGTATAAGATATTTGGAACACAGCAACTAACCCATGCCGTAGCTGGGCGCGACCAACTCCGCGCCGAGCGGGATGGGTTGGTGGGGGCGTTAGCCCCGTTCGCTAAATGCGAAGTTGTGGCGTGTCAGTCTGGCCCCGTTTCGTATGTCGGCTTATCGTCATCACCAAGCATAACACGTGGCGATATTGTGCATGCTCGTAAAGTTTTGAAAGATAGCACCCAAGCGCAGAAAGGCGGGGACGACAAAAAAGATGACGATTCCTATTGTGACGAGTGTCGTAACACCGGGCATCCCTTCGTCGATTGCCAGAATGAATTGTCCGGCTACGACTATCGTCATTACTGTGGTTGTGAGGTTGGGCAACGCCTCGAAGAGAAAATGAAAGGTGAACCCGATGGGCCGGAGTGAGATGGTAGTTGTTTTGCCGGAACGAAGCAGGGACGCCGTTTCTAATGGTTTGCGCGAACTAACCCGCGCTCTTGAAGCCGCCGGTGAAGATATCGACCAGGGTTTTGGCGGGCTGGGCGGGTCGTATGGCTATGGCCACGACTTTGAAAACGAGACCTTTATGATGCACCGGTTTTGTTGGTGTGAGAAAGATAACTGTTCGTGGTGTGGCAATGAAGGCGCCCCCAACTTTCATCACAAGCTGACGAGCCTGAAGGTCTGGTGGTACAAGTGGATCGGTCGGAGTATGCGAATTGAATGGGGAGAAGTCAAAGAACCGAGGTGGGGTAAGGTTCTCAGGGAATGCGTAAGGTCGTTAGGAGGCGATAATGGGCCGGAGTAATATCGAATACCTTGACTGGAATATCACCTGTGTAGAGGGCTGTACGCCAATCAGCGCCGGTTGTGCAAACTGCTATGCTCAGGCCTACCTTAAGCGGTTCCACAAGCCAATGGGTGTCACACTGCATCCCGAACGACTCGAAATAGATATGGCAAGCCTCGCGCGAATCAAGGAGCCGCAAGTTGTCGGGATAGCCTTTACGGGTGACCTGTTCCACGAAGATGTGCCGTTTTTCTTTATCGACAGAGTTGGTGATGCTATAGGCTATATACCGCAGCATACATATATATTCTTGACAAAGCGGGCGGATCGGATGCTTGAGTATTTTGACCAACATTGTGTTGGCGAATTACCGGGCAACATCTGGCCTATGGTCTCTGTGGAAGATCAGAAGAGTGCCAATGACAGAATACCTTTTCTTCTACAGATAGCGGCCGCACACCACGGCGTCTCGATTGAGCCGATGCTGGGGCCAGTAGACTTGACTAAGATATGCCATGATTATGAAGGCGCACGTTTTGAAACAAATGCTTTGAGCGGTATATGGGAATGTATCAATTCAGATTCGCATGACAGCGTTGGTCTGGACGATACTGATCATTGCCTTGATTGGGTCGTAATCGGCGGCGAGTCTGGCCCCGGCGCTCGTCCTATGCATCCTGATTGGGCGCGTAAGATTAGAGATGACTGCAAGGGCCGATGCAAGTTCATGTTCAAGCAGTGGGGAGAGTGGGCCAACTATGAACAGAAGCCATCATGGGAAGGCGGCAATCTCCCGCGAGATTTGAAGTCTGGGCGTGTTATACAGCTTCGCAACGATTTGGTGGAGGATGGACATTTCAGAAAAGGCGATATGTATCTTGAGCGCGTCGGCAAGAAGAGGGCTGGGCGACTCCTTGACGGCGTTCAACACACAGACGGGCCGGGTAAGCTATGAAATCTACACTATCCCCAGTTCAGCAAAAGATGTTAGACAGATTAAGAGGCGGGGACTTGCTTAGGTGGTGTGACGCAACGCATCTTACCCCTGAACGCGTTTCGTGGGTTGGGGAACTCTCTGGTCGTGAAGGCTATCGTCGCCCGAGTCTTGCTACGTGGTGGGCATTGTTACAACGCGACTTGTTGGTTGTAGTGGAAGATAGGGGCGACGTAAAGCGCTACGCGGCCAAGAAGCTAACAGACAGGCCGGGTGAGATATGAGAAACATGAGCTTCGCATTCACGACTGAGCAGATTCGCAATCAAACCAAGACCGTCACAAGACGGCTGGGGTGGAAGTTCCTCAGAGAATATGATCTGGTACAGCCAATCATCAAAGGTATGGGCCTCAAGAAGGGCGAGAAGGTCAAGAAGATCGGGCCGCCGATTCGGATTGTGACTGTAAGACGGGAGCGGCTTTGGCAGATCGCATTATATGAACATGACATAAGTTGTGAGGGCTTCCATAATATGATGCAGGCTGAGTTTGTTGAGATGTTCTGTAGACACAACCGTTGCGAGAAAGACGATATAATCACCCGCATCGAGTTCGAGTACACAGACGGGCCGGGAGGCGCGGGATGAAGATTGACGCTGAGTGGTTGCGGAATCATCAAGTCGATATCGAACTGGAGGGTATGCCAATCTGTTGTTATTGTGATAAGCCGGTCGAACTGGGTAGTTGGGCTGATAAGTTGTGGCCCGTGTATGACCAGCTTAGTTATCACGACTCCTGTCGCTGGAAACGCAGAGGAGGCATAAAGTGAAGACGCGGTATAAGTACATTCATTTTGAGGAAATCCCACAGGGGCGGGGGCCTAATGTTTGGTATTGTTGCAACAATGTAGGCATTAAAACCGACAGTGGCTTGGGGCGAGTTGAATACTACAAGCCTTGGAAACGATTCATATTTGGGCGGACCGACTATTACGCCATCTTCTCCCACGATTGTCTACTCGACATAGCCGACTTTTTGAAGCAGTTGAATGAGGCGAAGAAGTGAAGACGCGCGGAGAGAGGTATTGGCGCTGGTGGAGACATTTTTGGCAACGCCGTTATCGGGGTTTTGATGATAGTGTAACCTGGAACCTTGATGTAGAAATGGCGCGTTGGCTTTTGCCTCGTCTAAGACGATTTAGGGAAGTTACCATATGTCACCCTGGTACTTTGACAGAGAAACAATGGGATAAATATCTTGATGAGATGATGTTCGCATTAGAAAAAGCAGCAGACCATTTCCAGGAGAATGATCTTTCCATGGATGAAATGAAAAAAAACCAGGCCCGGATTGATAACGGTCTAAAATTGCTTGGGAAGTACTTTCAGGATTTGTGGTGGTAAAAAAGAAGTGAACTGTGAAGAATGCGGCTCACCGTTGACTGGCGGTCAGAAGATTATATGTAAGAACCGTAGGTGTTTCCTGAAGCGCCAGGCCCGACGCGCCAAGGTGTACCGCCTACATCGGATTGGAGACAGGATGGTGGACGAAGCAAAAGCCAGAGCGATCACGCGAATACCCCTTCCACTCAACATTCAACACGCCAGCCCGGAAAGAGTAATCAAGATAGTCGATGAAATAATCGCAAACGCTTAATGTGCATATACATTGTGAAAGGATTCACGGGTGACACAGGCAGACGTAGATCGGCTAAACAAACAACGCAAAGAACTGGAGAAGCTCCTTGCGCACTACCGAGGCTCTGGGGCCGCAGGTGACCGGCGACTTGTCAAAACATATCGGGAACAACTCGCCGAAGTAAACGAGCAGATCAAGAGGCTTACGCTTGGGGGGAGCTACGGCAAATGAAACCCGCCGTGATCTTACAATGTGCATACACCAAGTGCAACAAGGACTTTAGGCGGCGAAATGGGAAGCATCGGTTCTGTTCGCTACGATGTAAGAATCTGGATCGCTACTCCGGTCACAGAATAAAGAAAGATCGCGCCCAGCGGCCAAGTCTGACACCGTTCACGATCAAGGACTTTCTTGATGCCCCACCAGAGAAGGCTATCCGGCTACTGGGGAGGCTGTAGGTGGCTCGTGGCTGGATATCGCTACACCGGCAGATTTGCGAGTGGAAACATTATCCGCTCGAAGAAAAGCGGGCCTTCACTAAATACGAGGCATGGATAGACTTGTTATTAATGGCTAACCATAAACGCGGGGTTGTCGGCCGTGTCGTGATCGAACGCGGCCAGATACTAACCTCTCAGATTGGGCTGGCTGAACGCTGGCGCTGGTCCAGATGTAAGGTGCAAGACTACCTAAAAGACCTTTCCACTCCGTTAGTGGGTCCTAACTACGAAATTGCCCCAGAAATCGACACCAAAATCGACACCCAAAAAACCATGATAACCATAAGGGAATACGATACTTACCAACTGGCCCCAGAAAAAAAAGGCATGAAAATCGGCAGCGAATCGGCAGCGAATCGGCAGCGAATCGGCACAAACAATAAGGTTAATAAGAAAAAGAATGAGAAAAAAGAAGAAGTAATGGCGGGACCCATGAAATCCAAACCAGTCAAAACGGGCGTTGCCGGTTTTGAGGACTGGGTTCGGGAAAACTGGGATAAGGCGCTGAGTATGGCTAAATCTATCAGAGAAGACCCAAGCGGACCGGGCCTGATCCTTCCTGAAAACCTGAAGTGGCTCAAGCAAGAACTTGGCCGAATGCGAGCCTGGCTTATTGGGAATCCGGAAAAGGCCAATAAGAAGCGCTGGGGCCGGTTCATCAACAATTGGCTGGGTAAGCCAGAAAGCCAGAAGGTCAGCCACGATTGGCGACCATATCCTAACTACCTAACACCGGGCGAAGAGGACGCCCACTATGCCACTAAACGCCGGAGTGGGTCAGGTACAGACTTCAGCCCTATTGGAGGGGATTTGCCGTGAGTCCCGCGCCGTGGCAAATGCGAGCATATAGCCCGTCGCCTACTTGTCCCAGATGCAGGACTAGGACAGTAACAGTAGATCACGACAATAGCATAAAGTGCGTACAGGCCTATGCGAGGGGTGATCTGGAATTGGGCATACGGCTGTCGGGGTTGAAACTGATTTGCAGTCGCTGTAACCATGCTTGGTGGGTTTCGATCTTGAAGTACCTATCGAAATTGGGCAATAAAGAGTTTTTGATGAGGAAACCATAATACGGAAGAAATATGAACGACAAGGAGACTCAATGAAACCTGGTATATTCACGAGTTGGGTTGACTGGATTATGCCAGTCGTTTTGGTGGTACTTGTCTGTGCCTGTTGCGTTTGGGTGGTGACGGTTTGGGTGGTGCGGTGACCCTCATCGTCAACAAGCCGCCCGATGAACTGGTCTGGCCGGAGGACCTTATTGGCCGAGTTGTTTGTGGTGACGCCTTGACTGTGCTTAAAACCATGCCAGATGCTGTGATTCAGGCATGCATCACGTCGCCGCCATATTGGGGTTTGCGTGACTACGGGACGGCGAGCTGGAAGGGTGGCGATTCTAAGTGTGACCACCAGCCCCCCGATGAGGCCGGACAGACGAACAAACCGACATCGGGTCAGCGACAACACGCGGGACGCTTTACTGGTCCCAATTGTTACAAGTGCGGTGCTGTCCGCATTGACCAACAGATAGGCCTCGAATCGACGCCGGAAGAATATACCGCCAAGATGGTCAAGGTATTCCGCGAAGTCCGGCGGGTACTTAAAGACGACGGGACGCTGTGGTTGAATCTGGGGGACTCTTACTGTGGATCGTGGGGAAACTACGGCGGACAGAATCGAGGGCAAGGGACACAGCGAGAAATCGTGAAGGGCTCATCGGCGCCATCCGCACAGGGCGATTATCTCCCACCAACGGCTCGGGCGCCGGGCCTTAAGCCCAAAGACCTCGTTGGAATACCTTGGATGGTTGCTTTTGCGCTTCGTGCTGACGGCTGGTATCTGCGCTCTGACATAATTTGGAGTAAGCCCAACCCGATGCCAGAATCCGTCACAGACAGGCCGACAAGGGCGCATGAGTATCTGTTTCTGATGAGTAAGAGCGGCCGTTATTTCTATGATGCGGCCGCGATAAAAGAGCCAGCGAAATATATAGATACCGGGAATGGTACGACTATTTACAAGGATGCCCGCTCCTACGGCGGAAAACATAGCGACAAACAACGGGGTCATGGACGCCGACACGCCGGATTTAATGACCGTTGGGACAAAATAACCAAAGAAGAACAACGGGCTTGTGGCGCAAACAAGCGCTCGGTCTGGGAAATTGCGACCCGGCCATTCCCTGAAGCCCATTTTGCCACCTTCCCCGAAAAGCTGATTGAGCCATGTATTCTGGCGGGATCTCCCAAAGGCGGCATCGTGCTCGATCCATTCTTTGGCTCTGGCACAGTCGGCAAGCGGGCAAAAGAACTGAGCCGTAAATGGTGTGGAATCGAATTGAATCCAGCATACGTGAAAATCGCAGAGGACCGGCTGAGGCAGGAGGAGTTGTTCTAATGGAAGAGAAATATGGTGAGCTAATCAATCTGGCGAGAAAGCAAACTCGACGGGCACACCCCAAACTGTCGGGATACAGGGTGGGTGCTGCCGTTCTGGGTGTAAATGGCAGGGTCTGTGGTGGATACAACGTTGAAACAGATATACACCACGCCATCCATGCCGAAATGTCGGCGATTCATGCTCTAATGGCTGATTCCACAACGATTCAGGCTATTGCCGTGGCTTGTACTGATCGTCCCTGGTTCCCGTGTGGTTGGTGCCGTCAATGGATATGGGAGTACGCCGAATCGCCCGACGCGGTTGTTATTGCATGTTGTACGGAAACGGATCAGGTGGAAATAGCCACAATCTCAGAGCTACTCCCCGATGCGTTTAAGCTTGAGGTTTAACCCAGGAGGGCATGATGGAAGGCCAGATAAGATTTAGCGAAAACCCCTTCTTTAGGAGTATATATACGCCTAAAGACAAGCCCACGGATAGGGGGCGACAATGACAGATAACAGAAGAAAAGGTAAAGACGGTGAGAACGAGGCCGCGAGACTCTGGCGCCGATGGTTCCCAAATGCTCGGCGGTCTTTTGGGCAAGCCCGAAGAGGCTATGAGCAGCCCGACATTCTTCACTGTAAGCCGTTTTACATTGAGGTCAAGCGGTGTGCGACCGAGCCGACCAAGAATAAGCTCAAAAAGTGGTGGAACAAGCTGATTGAAGATTGGGTCAAGTTCGAGAAGCTAAACGGAGATCACGACACTTGGGAGCCGGTGTTGGTGTGGCGCGTAGACTGCGGTCGGTGGCAGATCGGCATGTATGGGACCTTGGCTAATCAACTTAGCTCGTTAGCTGATGTTGAGGACGATGTGTGGTACACGACAACTTGGGAAAGTTTTGCCCGGTCTATGGACGAAATATATCCAATTCACAACGGAGGCTCGGGGTGAGTTACTCAGACCGGCCTCGGCTGGAAATCGAAATAGGAAAGGAAGGTGAAGGATGATTGAGTTTTGGGAATGTTTGAACCCCATAAGTCGGGGCGTAGCTGTGGTGGCGGGTCTCTGTATCCTGGGACAGCCGTTGACTTTGGTTGTTTTTTGGCGTGGCTGGGGGGGGATACGCGATGAGATCGCGGGCTCTTGGCTCTGGTTGCTATTTAGTACAGGGATGGGTATGGTGACGGCCCTTGCGGGGGTGGTGCTCATTGGAATTGCCGATGCCATTTACTGCCTCATCTGCCCGGAATGTGGGGGTCTGCTATGAACTACCGTCGCATGCTTCTAATCTTGGCGGTGCTGTTGCTGGTGCCGGTTAGCTGTGCGCTACGAGCGCAAGGAATGTGAGGAGTGAGATGAGTAAAGCAATGGAAGTCTTCGCCGACAGCTTCGTGGAGTTTGTTCGCGATATAGCTGCTAATTTTGATAACCACGAGGCCCGGATCAAGGCGCTGGAGGATGGGGCGAAATGTGATATTGATGACTGTATCGTGTGTGGTGGTCCCTCCCCGCCATGTTTCACCCAAGTCGACCTTGACGCCGCATGTGAAGCAAAGGTGAAGGCCGAGCGGGAGCGGTGTGTGGGGATAGTTCAACAACAGCGTGAGGTGTGGGTTGGAGAGAATTATCCGCGAAGGGTAAAGAGTTGTGAAGATATAGCTGGCGCAATTGAGGCGGGCGACTAAACAGCGGCGTTTAGCGGAGTGAATAATATGATCACATTGCACTACAAAGACGAGAACTGGAAAAAGATTCCAGCGCAACTGCGGAATTCGGGGGCGTTTATTGGCGCGAACCACGCTCACACCTGCCCAGAATGTGATAAGTGGACGACTGGGACTGGGCTAACGCTATGTCCGAATTGTGCGACGCGGAATATCGTGGCGGCCAGGAAATATGTCCAAGCGAGGTTGAAGGTGAATCCGGCGGTTAAGTCGGAAAATCTTTCCCCTTGACGGGGTATTTAATAGGCGGTAAGTTTGAATGTGGCTGACGTACTCAGTTGAGAAGGAGATATCATGGCGGATGAGGAAAAGACTGATTGGACGGGGATAGCGGCGAGACTACGGGATTTTGAGGCCAGGATGGCCGACCAGTTAAGGCCGGGTAATGTGATACCGGTTCCTGGTAATCCCGTGGGCTTTGACCCGTTTCACTTTTATGGCAGCTATGCCCAGACTGTCCTCGCCCTCGCTGAGGCAGAGCGGATGGTGGACTGGTCTATGAGGGATGCAGATGATGAGGGTGATATCATTTGCTCCAAGCATGGTCGGCAGAGAGCGATAACGGTACGTCCCGGCAAGTTTGACTGCGCCGTGTGCTGCACCACGCCAGATGACCTTGAGGAGACCCCATGACTGATAAAAACAAAGACCCCTTGGGTGGTTTCTTTTTTCTGGCAGTTGCTATTGCGATTTATGTATGCTTGGCCTTAGGTGTGGGGTTCTATGACTAACCTACAGAAGACGCTGGAGCGGTTGAAGAAGATTCGCGTTGACCTCGAAGAGATAATGGATACCGATTGGGTGTTGGCGAGTAAGAAGTTCAATGAAGAGGGCCTTAAACAGGGGGCAGAAACTCAGCGGTGGGCTCCGAGTTGTTATGTTGAAAACGTGAAGGCTGATTGCGCCGTCCGCCGGGAGATGCGGGAAGGGACAGCGGGAGGGCAAGTTCACGTTGACTCACTATGTGAGCACGATATGAAG